TGGTCGGAAGGAGATATTGCCGATACCTACGGCGACGCTAAATAAGGATACCAATGAAGGCGTGGAGCTTTAGTTCGATTAAGACGTTTGAAACTTGTCCCCGGAAGTACCACGCAGAAAAGGTAGAAAAGCTCTACCCCTTCGTTGAGACTGAGCAGACGCTGTACGGTAAGGAAGTTCACAAGGCCGCCGAGGAATACATCCGAGACGGCAAACCACTGGCAGTAGGGCACGACCGTTTCCAACCCGCGCTGGACAGCTTGAACCGAATTGAAGGTGAGAAGCTGTGCGAGTTGGAGATGGCCCTGACTGCCGACAAAAAGCCGACTAAATTTCTGGCGAAGGACGTCTGGGTGCGAGGCATCGCTGACCTCGTGATCCTGAACGGCGACAAGGCGTGGATCGTGGACTATAAGACCGGCTCGGCGAAGTACCCGGACAAGGGGCAGCTGGAGCTGATGGCGCTCATGGTGTTCGAGCACTACCCAGATGTAAAAGAAGTTAAAGCAGCGTTGGTTTTCCTCCTGCACGATGTCGTCATCAAGGCGGCGTACGCCCGCGACGAGATGTTCCTGATGTGGAGCCGCTGGGAAGAAAAGGCTGGACATTTGCAATCCGCGTTCGACAATGACAAGTGGCCGCCCAAGCCCAACGGGCTGTGCAAAAAGTGGTGCCCCGTTAAACATTGCGAGTATTCAGGAGGCTGAGATGCCTAGAAACCCACGCCGCTACGACCTAGAAGCTAAGAACTACAACGCGAAGCCCGCCGTCAAGAAGAAGCACGCGCTCCGCAACAAAGCCCGCCGCATGCTTGAGAAGGAAGGCCGAGTAAGCAAGGGTGATGGCAAGGATGTCGACCACAAGAAGCCGCTCTCCAAGGGTGGCAGCAATGGACGCAGTAACCTGCGTGTGGCTCCGAAATCCAAGAATCGCAGCTTCGCAAGAAATAAAGCTGGCAAGATGAAATAAGTCTTGGCAGGGCGCTACCACGGCGATAGACTGTGGAGTGCCGCCTCGTGAAAACGGGGAATGTAATAAGCCAGCGCAGCTGGCAAACCACTTCAGGAAGAGCATGGAAATTGTTGATAATAGAGGGCTTTTAGTCCGCGTCAGGGAACCCTATCGCTATACGACAGCCATCCAGCAGAGCCGCTATCTCGGCCAAGTCGGGGAAGATTCCCACGAGGTGCTGGTCAAATGGAATCTGGAGAACACCCGCCGCTTAGCTAACTTAGGCGTGCGAAAAGCCCCCAGCCCCATCCTGCGGGATTACCACTGGCCCGGCGCCTACCAGCCGTACGACCACCAGAAACAGACAGCCAGCTTCCTGACCGCCAACAACCGCGCGTTCTGTTTCTCAGAACAGGGCACAGGCAAGACGGGTGCTGTGATCTGGGCTGCTGATTACCTGATGCAGATTGGAGATGTTAAGCGGGTTCTGATCGTGTGCCCGCTGTCGATTATGCACTCGGCGTGGATGCAGGACATCTTCACCATCGCTATGCACCGCACAGCCGGTGTGGCTCACGGCTCACGCAAGACCCGCAAGGAAGTGATCGGCGGCGACTGTGAGTTCGTCATCATCAACTACGACGGCGTGCCCACGGTGGTCGAGGATTTGCAGGCGGGTGGGTTTGATCTGGTGGTGGCAGACGAGGCCAACTTCGTCAAGACCGCTACGACGCTGCGCTGGAAATCCCTGAACGCTGTTCTGACACCTGAAACTAAGCTGTGGATGCTGACTGGCACCCCGGCGGCCCAGAGCCCGCTGGATGCCTTTGGGCTGGCGAAGATGGCAGTGCCCCAGCGTGTGCCCCGCTACTACGGCTCATGGCGGGACAAGGTGATGGTCAAGATCACGCAGTTCAAATGGGTGCCGACTCCGAACGCCACGAAGATGGTGAACGCCGCGCTCCAACCGGCCATCCGATTCACCAAGGCCGAGTGCCTTGACCTGCCGCCTGTGACCTACCAGACCCGTGAAGTTGAGTTAACAGCTCAACAGAAGAAGTACTACAAAGCCCTGAAGAATCAGATGTACGTCGAGGCTGCCGGGGAGCAGATCAGTGCAGTTCATGCGGCGGCTGGCCTTAACAAGTTACTCCAGCTGAGTTGTGGGGCGGTGTACTCCGACGACGGAGAGACCGTGCAGTTTGACGCCAAGAACCGGCTGGATGAGATCGTCGACGTGGTGCGGGAAGCTGCACACAAGGTGATCGTGTTCGTGCCGTTCCGGCATGCGATCGACATCGTGTACGACCGGCTGATGAAGGAAGGGTTCAGCACCGAGATCATCAGCGGGGCGGTGAGCATGACCGCCAGAACCAGAATCTTTAAGGACTTCCAGACTACGGAAGACCCGCGCGTTCTGGTGATTCAGCCTCAGTCTGCCGCGCACGGGGTGACTCTGACCGCTGCGGATACGATCGTGTGGTTCGGCCCAATCGCCTCAGTAGAAACGTGGCTACAAGCGAACGAACGTATAAACAGGCCATCACAGGTAAATAAAATGACTGTGATAAAAATTTATGGCTCAGAGGTTGAAAAAAGGGTATATAAAGCGTTAGAATCTAAGGAAGCTAATCAGAAAGATCTGGTTGCTTTGTACGAACAAGAACTTAGCAGCTAAAGCTGCACAAACTTCGGAGATACAACATGGACATAGATAAGCTGGTCGCGGCTTACATTCGTATCCGCGACGCGAGGGATGACCTTCGAGCCAAATTCAAAGACGAGGAGCAGGCACTGCAAGACAAGCTGGATCTGATCTCAGCGGAATTGCTGGCGCATGCTCAGGAAAACGGCTTGGAGAATATGAGAACGAAGCATGGCACGGTATCGAAGCGTGTCAGCACCCGTTATTGGGCAGCCGACTGGGATGCCCTGAAGCAATTCTTTGACTCGGTCGGGGAAGACGGCATGGACTTTGTGGAACAGCGCATTGCCCAGACCCGGTTCAAGGAATATCTGGAGAACAATCCAGATGTTAAACCACCTGTCAACGCTGACAGCAAATACACAATCGTCGTAACGAGAGGGAGAAAATCGTGAGCGACCTTGGCCTTTTGACCAAGAAAGAGGCAGCCGAGTTTCTGCGGGTGTCGATTTCGACCATCGAAAAGCTGCGCTACGACGGGAGTATTCCCTTCGTGAAGCTAGGCAAGCGTGTGTTTTTCAAGAAGACGGCGCTCGCCGATTACGTCGAGCGTCAGCAGTTTACGTATGCAAATAAGGAGACCAGTGATGGCTAATGAAGTAGCGTTGTTTGAAGGCATGGAGACCCTGCCAGCCCACCTGCAAGGGGGCGAACTCTCTGAAACCGCAAAGGCCCTAGCGGGTGGCGGTGCAGGCGGTGATGGCCTGAAGCGTATCAGTATCAAGGGATCTGTATTCCGCATGATGCTGGGAAGCAAGGAAGTCGCACAGAACGAAGACCGTGGCATGAACATGATCATCGTGAAGTCGGCTCCGGGTTATGCCCGTACCTACTACGAAGGCAGCTACAAGGAAGGCGTTACCGTCAACCCAAGCTGCTGGTCGGACGATGGCAACGCGCCAAGCCCGAACGTAGAAAGCCCGCAGTCCAGCCTGTGCGCATCTTGCCCGCAGAACGTGAAGGGCTCCGGTCAGGGTGGCGGTCGTGCGTGCCGTTACTCCGCTCGTCTGGCAGTCGTATTGGAAGGCGATCCGAAGGGCGACGTGTACGGTGTTCAGGTTCCGGCCACCTCAATCTTCGGCGACGCGGACAGCGAGAAGTACAGCTCGCTCCAGCAGTACGTTAAGAAGTTAGCCGGGTTTGGCTACGACGTGGTGAAGGTCGTGACTGAGTTCCGCTTCGACACCAAGTCCCCTGTGCCTAAGCTGATGTTCCGCGCAGTTCGCCCGGTGAATGAAGAAGAGTGGGCGGTTGTGCAGAAGCAGGGTGAGTCCGCAGATGCGAAGGCGCATACCGGGGATCGCCAGTTCAAGAAGGCAGACGAAGACGATGGTTTCGAGAAGCCGATTGAGCAGCAGAAGGCTGAGCTGAAGGCAGCGAAGTCGGATGACGCAGAGCCGGTGAAGGTTGCTAAGAAGAAGGCCGAACCTGTGCAAGCAGACAAGCCGGATCTCGCAGCTGTGCTGGACGAGTGGGGCGACGACTGATGATCTACACCAGCCTCACAGATAAAGAACTGTTGAGGCTGGTTCAGGATGTGCTTCACAAGGATGGACGTTCAGTTGTTGGAGTAAATAAGCAACTTCTTAACGAGCTTGCTGATCGCTTCGAGCTGATGCTATCTTCGGCAACCCCTGCCCACCGAACCACGAGGGCAGAAGCCGATCCGAACCAGCTTAAACTTTTGTAGGCCATAAAGGGCGGCTAGGAGTTTGACTCCGAAAACGGCAGGCGTAGCCGCTGCCGCCTTTACTAAAATGCGTCGGAACCACTTGATGAACCAGACCATAAACTTTCTCGATGCCGTTCTCCCAGAGGAAGGCACATACTGCGTTGTCGGCATTCGCAGCGATGGAAGAATCAAACAAGAATTTGTACACGACATAGACGAGATGGCTGAGAAGGCTCAGCAGCTTGTCGACCAAAAGATCAACGCATATTTCGCTGTTGCCTCATTTAAGGAAGGCAGTGAAAAGCGCACCCAAGAAAACGCCCAGTGGATGAAGTCGTTTTGGCTTGATCTCGACTGCGGCCCGAACAAGCCATTCCCTAATCAAGCCGCTGCGCTTGAAGCCCTTGAGAATTTCAGAAATGAAACTGGCTTGCCTGAACCCACCGTGGTCAACTCGGGCAACGGGATTCATGTCTACTGGCTGCTCAACCATTACATCAGCAGCGTTGACTGGTCGCCGATCGCGCGCAAGCTGAAGCGGGCTTGTGAGTTTCTTGGCCTTGAAGCAGACCCCGCAGTGACTGCGGACGAGGCGCGCATACTGCGCATACCTACCACGCTGAACTTCAAGAACCCGAGCGAGCCGAAGGAAGTCTTTGAGATTCAACGCGGCGAGCCGCTGAGTGCGAGCGAGTTTGATGCTCACCTCAGCCAGCTTGACTTGCCAGAAGAAAAGAAGCCTCGTGTCAAAGTAGACGCCGCTGAGCTAAGCGAAACTGCCAAGGCTCTGATCGGCAACAGAACTTCTAAGTTCAAGAAGCTCGTACGCAAAAGCGTGCGGGACAACGGATGTAACGTCATCAAGCACGTGGTGCTGAACCAAGCGGATCTTGAAGAGCCGTTGTGGCGTGCTGGCCTGTCGATTGCGTGGGCTTGTGAAGACAGAGATGAAGCCATACATCTGATGTCGAAGAACCACCCGCACTACAACCCAGACGATACGCTGGAGAAAGCCAGCCAAACCAAGGGGCCGTACACCTGCGAAGTGATTCGCGGTCTTGCGGGCGAGCTGTGTACAGGCTGTATGCAGACATGCACCAGCCCAATCCAGTTAGGTTCAGAAGTAAAACGAGACGTGTCTGAGTTGTTCGCCGCTCCTGAAGAATCTGAAGTATCCGAGCCCGGCGATGGAAGCATCTCAACGCAGGTGGTGCAGCAGGTTCTGTACAAGCCGCCGTTCCCGTATTTCCGAGCTGCGAATGGCGGTGTCTATAAGCAGGACGGAACGGGAGATGATGCGGCAGAGATTCCGGTTTACGAGTATGACCTGTATCCGATCAAGCGTATTCACGACCCGAATGACGGCGAGTCAATCGTCTTCAAACTGCACTTGCCGAATGATGCGATTCGTGAGTTCACGATTCCGCTGAAGAAGCTGATGGCTACGGATTCATTCCGCGACTTCATGGGGGAACAAGGGGTAGCGGCAACACCACCGCAGATGAAAGAAATTATGAACTACGCAATTAAATTTACAAAAGAACTTCAGAAATTACACAAAGCACACGAAGCCCGCCTTCAGTTTGGCTGGTCGAACGATAAGGAAGCCTTCGTTGTAGGCAACCTTGCATATCTCGCTAACAAGAGCCCTGAGCATAATCCTGCATCCAGCACCACCGCTGACCTGATGCGATTCTTTGAGCCGGTTGGCGACCTGAAGAAGTGGCGCGCTGCGTACAACGTGCTGGCTCGTCCGGGCATGGAAGCATTGCAGCTCGTAGCAGGCGCAGGGTTTGGCTCTCCGCTGATGTCGTTTACTGGACTGGACGGTGCGACGATCAACTTGATCAGTGACGAGTCTGGTACGGGCAAATCAACCGCAGGCTACCTCGCGCTGAGCGTGTGGGGCGACCCGAAAGCCACGGCTCTGATTGCAGACGATACGCATCTTGCTCGACTGCATCGTATTGGCGTGATGAACAACCTGCCTGTGATGTCAGATGAAATGACCAATCTGGCACCTGACCTGCTATCCCAGCTGATCTACTCGATCTCACAAGGCCGTGGGCGTCATCGCATGGAGAAGGACACCAACCGTGAGCGCAAGAACATCAGCTCATGGCAGACCATGTTCCTGACCAACTCCAACTCGTCCATGATGTCCAAGCTGTCCAAGGCAAAAGCCAGACCAGACGGCGAGATGATGCGCCTGCTTGAAATCTACGTTAAAGCCATCTACGTGGAAGGCGCCGATGTTCTGTTCGCGGACATCAACAAGAACTACGGATTAGCGGGCGCTGTGTATGCACAGTGGCTGGTCGACAATCGCGACAAGATTCCTGAACTGCTGGACAAGCAGCGCGACCGCATCGTGAAGGTAATCGGCAAGCGTATGGAAGAGCGTTTCTGGCTAACCACCATGACCTGTAATCTGGTCGGCTTGCGTATCGCACAGAAGCTGGGCTTACACGACTACGATCTGGATGCGTTGGAAATCTGGATCTGCGAATACCTGATGAACCTGCGTGAAGAAGTGAAATCAGAAATCGTACAGGCCAGCAGTCTGGTCGGCGAGTTCCTGATGGACAACTCCAACGGCATCTTGGCTGTTGGCAACCGCATCAACCCGAAGACTGGCGACAACATCTACATGCCGTCCCGCAGCGCCAAGCTAGTAGCGCGCTTCGAGCTGGATGAGCGCCTGATGTACATCTCCAAGAAAGCCTTCCGCGAATACTGCGTAGACCGCCAGTTCACGGAAACGCAGGCTCTGAAGAAGAGTCAGGAGGAAGGCTCGAACTACCAGTACACGAAGACGCTGAAGAAACGCATGATGGCAGGCACTGCAATTACTGCACCGGGCGTCGACGCTCACGTATTCCGGTGTGCGCCGGAGGAAGCCGAAGCCTTATTCAGCGCGATTGAAAAAGCGACTGAAAAGGCTGACAACGATGCCTAAGTGGGATCTTCATGCCGTGATTGGAGGCATGCGGATAGGAGACAGTTTCTTTATCCCGTGCCTTCAATGTGAGGAAATACGCAGGGAAATCATGCGGTTAGCGCATGCTTTTAGCATCAAGGTAGAAATCAGGCCCCGAACGGAGGATTTAATAAAAGGTTTACGTACGTGGCGAGTTAGGTAAAATCAGCGGCACAGTGATTCTTCTTCGGCCCTTTCTTCGGGCTTCCCTCCTCCAGCAGGAGTCACTGGTCTCTGAAGTGGTTGCCCCCTCCTAGCGAGGGGGTCTTTTTTTGTCAGTCGTACGCGTACTGACGCATGCGAGCAATCTGACCGGCGAGACGCGCCTGTAAATCTTTTTCACGATCTACACGCTCACGCTTCTCTTCAGAACCCATATTAGGATTTGCTTGTATCTGCTTAATCCGCTGATTGCTCTTCTTAATCGTGTTGTCTACCGCATTAAGTTGTTTGCGCAGGGCGATCAGCTGGCGGTTTTCTTCGACGTATTCACGAGCGCCTTCTATATCACCACGCTCAATCATCTTGTTCATGGTAGCTACTGCACCACGGACGTCTTCACGTAACGCATAGAAGTCTTGCTTGAACCCGGTGCCCTTGGTGCGGGCAAACAGAGCCTTAGCCAGCGGATAATCCGCCAGTTCACGCTGCGTCTTTTCAACCCCTAGAGCCTGCTCAGTGACTATGTCCATCGTAGTCAGCATGTCGCCGCCGATGGTGCCGAACATGCCCTTAATCATGTGGTCTGCCTTCAGCGGGGAAATGCCGATGGAAGAGAACAAGCGAGCCAGCTGCGAGGTGCTGTCACGATACTGCTGACTAACGTCCAACTGCTCTTCGCCCATCGAAACGATCGGGCTGTCGGTGAAGAAACTCTTGTTGAAGTACACCTCAACCGCAGGCTTCAGGATCTGCGGAATCATGTTCGGGCCGAGGATGGCGGTAGCCAATGCACCGGTCAGTTCAGTCTTCGACTTTTCGAAATCGAAATCATCACGCAGGTGCTGCATAACCAGCATTTCTGGAATCGCCTTGAACATGAAGCCGAGGTCCGCAGGCATCGCCAATTTGATCGGTGGGTTGCCGTCGCCCGTCGGGAACAGGAAGAAGCGAGACCGCAGATGCGCAGGCTGCTTAGCATATTCATCGTCGTCCGCCATCAATGCTGCGTAGAGCACGCTAAGGACAGCCAGCTTCATACCAGCAGCCCAGAATATCTGAGCGGCCTTCATCCTTTCTTCTTGACTCAGGCCACGACCGAACATGGATTTAGCCAGTACGTTCATACCTTGCATGTATGCGTTCTGGAACGGAATCAGCTGACGGAGGACAGTAGCTGCCGGGTGCGCGCCACGACGGCTGAAGTTGATAACTTCGGATGCACGCCAGAAAGCCATTGCTTCGTTGTTGGTCTCGGCCATCGTCTGATCGAACACAGCCTTACGCTGCGCCAAGTCAGATGCCTCAGCATTACGTTCAGCCCAAAGCATCGTCTTCTCAAGGAAGCTAAGCTGCTGGTTGCCCTTGAAGATAGCTTCGATCTGCTCACGGCTACGCTGCGGTGAGATGTCGTACATGCCAATGATGCCGAACTCGTTCAGGCTCTCAGCACCGAAGTTGCCCTCTTTACTGAGATCACGACGAATCTTGAGGAACTCCTTACCGACATTAACACCAGCCTTGGCGCCGTTCTTCAAGCCGCCGAACGCAAACGCACGGAAGCTATCCTGCTGGATCTGGCTGAAGATAAATTGAGGAGTCAGCGTGATGCCCTTACGGAGCCAGTCAGCAGCGTTGCTGCCGAACACAAACTTACCCGGCATCGTGCGGTCAATGCCGCGCCACGCAAACGCATCCAGCGGGTCTTTAACGAGGAAGTACTGATCCTTGCCCTCGGCCTTGTAAGACACAACACGATCGCGCTGCTTTTCTGGAACCTGCTTGATGTCAGTCATCGGGCGGTTGACGTCAGTCTCTACACCACCGGCTTCGTTCAGACCACGGACCATTTCCTTGGCAGCGTGGTTACGCACGATTGAGTTCACAAGTGAAACGCTGAGCTTCTCGATGTTGTCGAGGACGTCGTTGATTTCCTTGGTGGAACCCTTCAGCGCCTTCATGGTCGGCAGACGCATCATGCCGTTGAAGTACTGCTGCGGCCCTGCGGTTTCTGCGTCTTCCAGTATGCGGTAGAACGGCACGTAGCCGAAGTTCTCCATCCAGCCCTCAGCGGTTTCTTTGTCATACAAACCGGTGTCGATGCCTGTCTGAATCAGCCCATTCTTGTAGGTGACGAACATGTCGTACGCCTGCTTGATTTCTGGGATCTCGTCGAACAGTTTGAGATCCTTAGCAATACGGGCTTCTTCTTTCTGGATGTCCGCTTCCTTCATGCCGGGATACAGATCGACGATCTTGTCTTCCCGCTTCTGCGCTTCCTTAGCCTTGCCTTTGGCACGCAGGGCATCCGCTTCCTTCTGGAGCTTCTCGTTGTTCTTGAGAATCTGGTCTTCACGCTGGGCAATCCACGCAGCGTTAATCACGCCACGGGCTTCGGAACGACCAATGCGGTCGCCGAGTTTCTGCACCACTTCGTAGACATCAGCCAGAGACGGAACGCCGTCTTTCTTCACGCCCTTGAACAGGCCGCTTTCTGACAACTCAAGCGTACCGCGACGCATAACCATCGCAGCCAGACCCTCAGAGCGCAGTGCCTGTACATAAGACACCATCGGGTTTAGCACGCCGTCCTTAGTGACTGCGTTGTTGTACGCACCCATGATCTTGTCTTCTAAAGTCGCAGCGGTATCCACGAAGTTGACACGGAAGGTGTCGAACAGGCGGAGGCCACGAACGGCTTGGAACCGCTCACGGAACGTCTTCTTCGGTTCAGGACGGAATTTGTATTCAGCGTAGCGTGGGTCGCCAGCAGGCTCAGCGGCTGTGCGGGAGAAGGCCGGAGTATCTAGGTAGTCGTCATCAAGCGCGATTTCTTCAATCTCAGCGGTCTCCTTGACCGGCACCTGACGCTCACCTGACAGAATCTCACGCATGTAGAGGCCAGCTTCCTTCAGGTCGTAGCCACGGTAGCCATGCTGCCAAGCACGCTGCATCAGAACTTGACTCTGATACTCGCTATTCAGGAAGTGGAACCCAGCACGCGTTGCGCTCTTGCCACCCTGCACATGCAAAGCCGCGTCGTGAATCAGGCGGTCGAGCATCAGATCGCTCGGCTCCAACATGCCACGAGACACGAGCCACTCTTTAACCTTCAGCTTCAGGTTGTTCCACAGACGGCGGATCTTGCTGTCAGTCAGGTATTCGGTCTTAGCCTGCGCGATGTGGGCCAGAATCTCACGTGCTTCCTGCTCTGGGCTCAGTTCATATACGCCCTGCACGTTGGTGTAGGCACGCTTGATGTCTTCCAGTACACGCTTGACCTGCTCGTTGGTACCCTTGAGCTGGTTGACTTGGTTGATCAAGCCATTGAACGCACCCTTGCCAAGCATCTGCTCAAGACCGAGGTGGCCGACAACTTCGTGCGTAAGCACCGTGTCGAAGTCAAATACTGAGGTGTTGTCCGCAACAATGTACACCTTGCCCTGATGGTAGACGCCGCGAGTCAACGGAGTTGCACCAATATCTTCGGGCAGGTTGTCTACAGACTGGACGATCTCGACAGGAGCTACGGACTTAATGCGGCTCATCACCTTCTGTCCGTAACGCTTTAATTCTGCAACGGTTGACTGCTGCTGGCCGCCATTAAATGCCATGCGACTAAACATCGGCTTGCCATCTTCATCGGCGTACCGCTTGTCGAGTTCAGCGGCAATCTTGACCTGTTCAGCGTCGTATTCCTGACCAGCACGGCGGATGGCTGCCTTCACTTCTTCGAGCGTCATGCTCTCAGTGACTTCAGGCACATCTTCCAGAATCTGCTTGCGTTCCTGCTGAGCACGAGCCGTCGCCGCATTGATCTCGGCGTACATGGTCTCGACCATCTCAGGGTTGTTGCTGAAGTAGGCAGCGTCACTGATGCGAGAGGCGATGATGTGCATCACCTGCATACGGCCAACCACGCCCTTCTGGCGCATGTTCTTTTCAAACGCCGTGACTTCAGGGCCGCTGAAGTAGCCTTCAGCCTGAGCGGCGCCGAGCGCCTCACCCACATTAGATTCAGTCGGGCTGTTAATCGCACGCTGGAGCGGAACCAGCGATGCGGGCATTTCTGTCGTTACTTCTTCAGCCACCTCAGCAGCAGGCGGTGCTTCCACGACTTCGGCAGCGGGAGCCACTTGTGGGCGAACTGGAGGAACTTCTCGAACAGGCTCTCTAGCAGCTTCAGGAGCCCGCTCACGACGAGGCTCTGCCACAGGTTCTTCAGCCACGGCTTCAGCTTCTGCCACAGCAGGTGCAACTTCTCTTTCACGGGCAGGCTCCTCTAGTGCAGCAGGCTCTCTTCTTGCTCTTCCAGTGTCTCGTACAGCAGGCTCGCCACGGCGTGCCACTCCAGCGGCTTCAGGTGTCGCAGCCCTCTCGGCGGGTTCGGGTTCGGGCTGTTCTCTAGCCACCTCCACGCGCGGCTCAGCTGCTGGCTGCTCAACGGCAGCTTCCGGTCGGCCACGCGGAACACCACGAACGGCTTCTCGTCCTTCGGTAACTTCACTGGGCGCCTCCCTTTGTGCGATGCGTTCAGCAACAACATCTCTGAACAAATCAGGTTGAGTAGGAGCAGCCTCGCCACGAGCTTCGGCAATCAGAGCCTGCTGTTGGGCACGACGACCTTTCGTCAAGCCGCCCTTAACAGCGCCCCAAGTGCGTCCACCCAGCACGGACTTCGCTTCAGTGTCTACAGCGTCAATCAACTGCTGATCACCAACATCCTGAGCTTCGGTGTACTGCTGGGCGTAAATGGCGGAGATTGCCTTGGTGGCAGGAGGCGCTTCTGGTACGCGTTCATCTACGTACTGCATATCCAACTCGAAGTTGGCAGCCTCTTCCTCAGCCATCTGGTCAAGCCCCTGCTCACGCATGCGGGCCTGTTCTTGATTCTGTGCGAGCTGGCGGCGGGCCACCTGCTTCCATGCGTCGGTAAGCGGGATAGTACCGGTCGCTGTTTCACGGACTTGCTCAGCCTGTGCTTCTACGCGACGGCGGGAATCTTCCTCACGCTGAATCGCATCTTCGAAGGCGCGCTGGATTGCAGCTTGCTCATCTTCACGACGGATCTCAGTCGCTTCAGTACGAGCCTGAGCAGCACGCGCGGCATCTGCTTCTTGCTGGGCAATCTCAGCCTGCTCATCCGCAACACGAGTCGCTGCGGGCTGGCTTTCTTCCATCAGAGTAGTAAAACCAGCGGTTAGATTGGTAGCCCACTTCGCATCAGAGCGGCTAATACGCCCTACGATGGCATCCGCCCGAGCACGCTGTCTTGGGTCAGTTAGATCGAGACCAGACAGCTCACGAAGCGCCTGCTGCTGTGGCTTGCTTAGTGTTTTCTTCGGACGAATTTGTCCGTTTGGCATGGTGGTGTATTCAATGCCTGCGGCATCGAGAACGGCTTGTTGCGTGACACGCACCGGCTGAGCGGGGGCGCCCAATGGAAGTTCTTGCTGTGCTGCTGCTTCTGCGGCACGGGCCTCATCTACAGCGCGGCGCTCTTGTTCTGCGGCAATACGTGCTCTAGCTTCCGCACGAGTCGCACGCTCACGCTCAACGGCTGTTGGCTCTGCCGGGATAAGCTCAGGGAACATATCAACCTGACCAGTGGTCGGTTGTGGCGCAGCAGCACGTTCAACGGCTTGGCGTTCTAGCTCCTGAGCCTGCTCCAATATGCGCTGTTGCGCCTCTGCCTGAATCTGACGGTTGGCGGAAACAGCTCCAGCAACACCACCAAACGGCCCGCCGAGGGCCGCACCTATAGCAGCCTGTCTAGCTACGTTAGCAAACGGATCTATTGTTGGGTCGTATTCAGCGGCTGTCAGGCCGGAAATAAGGGCCCCACCGCCTTCTTCAACACCTTCCTGAGTCGCTTCACCCAAGAACCCTTTCGCAGCGCCCTTAGTTCTAGCTAGTCGACCTTGAGTCGCCGCAATGCCTGCGTCCCTTACCGCCCCTTCTAACTTAGACGGAGCTTTATATAATTTGCCCAGCAACGCGCGTTCCACAGCGGTACCGCCCGGAACAAGTGCACCGGCTCCAACACTGACAACAGCAGCCTGCGCTGCGTCCGCACGCGCTTCAGATAGCGCCTGCTTAGCGGCTTCTTCTTCAGATACGCCTTGGTCTACCAGCTGCTGATACGTTGTGTCGTAGGTTTGCATGCCGATGTCGGCACCTTGCATCGCACCGCCAGCACCAAGCGCACCAGTAATACCCGCACGTTCAACCGCTTTACCGGCTTCTTTCTTGAGTACAGTTTGTGCTAGGGCGCGAGCACCTTGACCGGCCTTAGCGATTGGGAACAACTGAGGAACCTGCTCAACGAGCAAGTCAGCTGTGTACATCGGATTGGAGGCTAGATAACCAAGCGTGTCCCAGAAACCTTCAGTTTCGGCGAACATCTGCTCTTGGGCTTTGGTCTTTTCAGTCTTGGCTTCTTGCAAGTTGGCTTGGATGTTTGCCATCGCATCAGCCAGATCTTTACCGCCTTCTTCCGCACCGAACAGGGTGGCGAGATCACCAGCAGTACCCACCAGACCGGCGAGTCCTTTACCGAGGCTTAGCCCTGTATCTTGCAGAAAACCGAGAGGGCCGCGCCATTCTGATGCGGTAGCTTCGAGCTGCGCGCGTTCTTGGTCTGCTTGATGCGCCAGATAGTTGGCGATCTCAGCGCCTTGCTCTTGGGTTAATTGGTTCTCAGAATCAAACCCAATTACTCGCCCATCAGCGATGGGGACCTCATACCTAAAAGCCATTGCTGGCCCCCCTTATTTAGCGAGTGCCAGTTACGCCAGAAATCCCCTGCATTGCGCGCGTTGCGCCCGGAGAAAGGCCGTAACCTCCAGTAACCATACCCTGCATACCTAGCAACGCATTGTACTGTTTCTCCAGAGCCTCGATAGCCTTTGCTGCCGCCTCTTGCTCGGCTTTAGGTGCCGCAGATTGCGGGCCGTACTTCTCAATTATATCGTCGATGCGCTTACGAATAGATTCTGCTTGGCTAACCGCTGCGGTAACTGCACCGGAGACTGAACGCTCTCTGGCCGCAAGAAGATCAACCGCTTCACCAGTCAGATCCTTACGACGCGCTGTTTCGGTCTTCTGCGACTCGGTATACGCCTTCAAGCCTTCAATGCCGCCTTCACCCAAAGCACCGAAGAAGTCTGGGTTCTTGCTAGACATCATCGCAAAACCGGCGCGCATCAGAGCTTCGTTCGTTGAACGATCCTTAGCGTCTTTACCGCCTTTACGCTCAGCCATGATTTCGTTGTAGAGATCCATCAGCGCGTCAGACGCTTTTGTCGGTTCTACGTTTTGGTTATTAATATATTGGTTGACTGCGGCTTGTGCAGCGTCGACCTTCTGCTGGCGAGCTTCAGCACCCTTGGCATCTTCACGCTTCTCAAAACGGTTACGGGTAGTCCCCGTGAACCCACCAACAGGGCCACTTTCGAGACGACCTTCTGGGTTGAAATACATCCCAGTCTCGCCGTCATAACGCCAGCCTTCATGGCCCGGCACAGGGACTGCGCGCTGGTATGCAGCATCAGTTTCCATCAAGCGAGACTTTTCTGCCGGGTCAGTAGCACGAGCAGCAGACTGCGCGTACACACCAACGCCTTCAGGACTTACCTTTGGTAAATCTTCAGCTACGACAGTATCTGTCGGCTCTTCACCGGTTTGAACTGGCGGCTTAGTGCCTTGCCCACGCTGGCGCGCTTCGTACTGCGCACCACCCGGCTGATAACTTTTAATATCTTCAAGCACCTGTTCGTCAGAACGTTTGCTCGGGTCATACCAAGCAGGGGCATTTTCGCCCAGCCAATTACGGGCCTGTTCTGGGTCCTTCATCACTTCGATCGGAACAACTGGGTTTTCAACCGGAGGTGTTTCAGCAGCAACCGCATCACCTATACCTAGCAGGTTAGTGATTCCGCCAGTCAGCTTATCCATAAAGCTTGGCTCTGCTTTCGGTGCAGGTTCTGGCGGAGTCATAGGCGGTGGAGCCACTGACATGTCAGGGGATACTGGGGCGAAGCCAGTCGGAGACGGTTCAGCCACATCTACGTTAGGTGCCATCACCCCAGCGTATGTAGCCGCAATGCCCATAACTTCTTCGTCAGACATACCGGTAGTGTCTACACCACGCTGAGCCAGCATCGCACGGGCTTCAGACGGAGTACCGCCAGCCTGCAATGCAACAATGCCACCGCCAGCCATGCTTTTACGCTGTCCAGTCTTCGGATATTCGACCGTCGGCTTAGCTGGCGGACACATCTTTTCCCCCGTTTCTGGGTTCGTCCAGCAGGCTTCCATTTCACCTTTTTGCAGCCCAGTCGGGCCGCCTTTTGCATACGCGAGTACGCCCGGTGCGCCTTGGCCGCGCCATTCTTCGCGTGGAACACCCTGCATATCCTGCAACATGTTCGACCAATACTGCGGATTCAACATCATTAGAGGGGTGTCGGTCTTACCAAAAAGCCCTGCATTAGGCTTGTAGTAGCGCCAATCCCTGTCTTCTTCCTTGTCCTTATCTTTACCACGACCGCCTTCGGCGAAGCTCACCAAACCGCCAGAAGCCATGTCCATGCTGCCCATCGGAATGGCAGCGATACCACCCATAATCTCGTCAGCTACAGTGCCCTGAGCCTGCGGTTCATTCGGAGTAGCTGCCTCTTCACGCATTTTCTTGCGGCGCTGCATCTCAGCGAGAACCAAATACTGAGGCGATGCCCCACTCTGCATGGTGCTCAGCAGCTGCTGGTCAGACAGGTCTTTCAGGTCGTTTTGTAGCTTTACGATATTCACTTCCTACCCCTTAACCCATCAAGTTGTACGCGCCAAGGCCAGCCAGACCGGCGCCTGCGAGTTGCGTGCCGAGACCAGCAGTAGGCTGGTATGAAATCGTTTCTTGCTGAACCGGCACCGGAATACCACGGAGCAAGGCGTTGTAGAACGCCAGCTGCTGACGCTCGTAGTCGCGAGCATTGACGAAGTCTTGATAGGCTTGGTCCAGTACCTTCTGAGCTTGCGCCTGTTCTTCCGCACCTGTCGCTTTCTGGAGAGTGAGGCGAGCAGTGTCCAGATTCTGCTGAGCTTCTGCCTGCTGCTGTTGAGCCTGCGCCACCTGCATAGACAACTGAACGCCCTGCTGGCCGTACTGAGCCGCAAACTGATTCGCCGCTTCCTGACTGGTAGCCACCTGCTGCGCCATATTGGCAGCGAACTGCTGTTGACCCTCTGTCATCTGAGCTGCGGACTGAGCGAACTGTTCCTGAGCCTGACGTGCCGCCTCGGTCTGCTGCTGCGCTGTGAGACCCATCTGAGCTGCCTGCTGCTGCATGCCTTGCTCTGCACCGAACTGAGCACGAGCCTGCTCGTACGCCTGCTGCATACCGGTTGCTTCGATGCCAGCAAGACGATCCAGCATTTCTGATTCAGCTACCGCTTCTTCAGCACCAAATCGACCACCACCGAACGCGCCAGCCTGCACGGCCTGAGCCGCACGGCCAGCCTTGCCGCGCTGAAATTCTTTCATCGCTTCTTTTTTCTGGGTATCCAGCACATTACGCATGTACGGGTCCATCATGGCCTGAGCGGTAGCAGCATCAAATGTGCCTGCCTGATAGCCCGGAGTAATCTGCTGGGCCTGATAGCCGGAGGTTACGCCCGTCGGAGCATACTGAGTGCCGAAGGTAGTCGGGGTGTAAGTTTGAAGACCTTGCGCTGCTTGCGCCGCACCAGCCAACCCTGCTTCGGCGGCTGCCATACCGCCCGGAGCTTGCAGGCCGTAGATGCCCTGCATGGCCGCAGCCTGTTCTGGGGTAAATCCAGAGATGCGGTCGCCTGTGTACGCTTGATAGGGCTTAATTGACTCCGCTTGTGTGCGGGCCATCATCTCCTCGTAGTACGGCTGTGCATACTCAGGGAGGTTTGTCTGGTAGGAGGTCGACTCTTGCTTCCCGCCACCGCCGCCGCCACCTTCATAGGTGCGGGTGAACTTGGAATTGCTGAACGCGCGAATTGGCAGGTCAGCTACGTCTTGGAATTTACCCCAGCGGCTCATATTGCCACCTCCACGATTTTGTATTTCTCTGCAAAGCCGAACTTCATTTTCCAAAGTCGGGCTATGGACTCGCGGGCAGCACCCTCAATATGAGTGGCCCCGTTTAACTTCACGATGTTGCGTAGTTGGTCGAAAACTTCCGGGGTAGAAACAAACTTACCACCCACAGCCGTAATCATGGCTACGCGACTATTCGGTCGGTTGATGTATTCAATCGTGCAGGCGCCTTTGATTTCGCCAGATTCGTCAACCGCTACCAGCAGGTGCCAGTGGCCTTGTGACAGGTATACTTTAGCATGTTCCGCGTCGTAGTCACCCTTAGAAAAGTCAAGAGCGCTCTTAATAAAGCGCTCTACCAGCGGCCAAACCTGCTGGACGTTCTGGGTGAGAACTGGCTGGATCTTCATGCTGGCATGTATTTCTTCGCGTTGACCTGTGGGGCCTGCTCGTTGGAGCCAGTGCGCGCCTTACGGATTCTGTCCATCATTGCGTACAGCTGCTGAGCACCGGCATCGGAAGAGCCATTACCAAGGTGACTGACTACATCAGCCGGAACAACGAACTCGTTGGTGCTTAGCGCAGCGGGGGTATCCCCGTCGATCATCGCAGGGATGTCGTCGCTCATGCCGTCGCCGGTCATGCCACCTTCAAGGTAGCCGCCCGCAGCACGTTCATCAACACCTTGATCGCGTGCTTTAGCCCGCTTCGCGTCTAGGATTTTCTGCATGACGTACGGGTCTTTAATGCCAAAGATACCTTCAACCACATCAGCAGGAAGACTGCGGTACCAAGGCTCATCGCTCATTGCGGCCTCGTATTCAACTTCAAATTCAGGGTTGTCGTACGGACGACCGCCATCCATGAGGCCAACAATGCCGCCGGTAGCAAAAACAGGACGCCCGGTATACGGGTTCATCGGGAGCGCACGGCCTACGTTGGCGTAGTTGCGGCGGATAATGTCCTGAGTGGCGCCCAGCTTTTCAGCTTTCTGGCGATCCATCTCTTCCTTGCGGCCTTCCATTTCAGCTTGCGCTTTATACTGCTGCTCACCAGACATGCCGATACCAGCAGCGGCAATCTTGCCTTTATTCGCCTGCAAAAACTCGCTCGCAGTTGGAGCACCGGGTGCGCCGGTCGCAATGTTGTATGCGCCTTGCGCGGGTGCAGTCATACGACCAAACATGGTTTGCCCCATACTCGGAGCAGTGTTCGCAGTCGCCTGTGTTCCGATTTGCGCTGCCATTGGGTTAGCCGCTGAGCTGTATGGGATCGCCCCAGTCTGTGCGACATCAGAAACCGCTTGACCGGCGATTTCACCCATAGTTTGGCGGCCAAGCTCACTGGTAGCGCCAGTACCCGCAAGGCGACCCATGATTTGGCTTTCAGTAAACCCTTTAGAGGCCAAGTCCGAAGCCATCTGCTGCCCGGTTACATTTGCACCTTGCTGCGTCGCTTGCTGCGCGGCTACATCAGACAACTCACCACCAATCCCGCTCAGTGCGCCAGCAGTCAAACCGGACATTAAGCCCTGCTCCAGAGAGCCAGTAGTGGCTGCGGTGGTGCCACCTACAACTAAACCCGTACCGATCGGGCCAAGCCCCATAGCGGTGGTGCCAATGCCTGCAATAATCGGGAGCGCATCACGAAGGCTAAATGCTTCTGGGTAACCAGTAACCGGGTTTGTGGTCAACTCGCGGCCCATTGACTTGGCGAGGCTTGCCAGACCGGCAACCTCATCGTTGTTCATGTGGACCATCGTGTTGTCGCCGTAGCGACCGTAGGCTGCTGGGTTCATAAGAATGCCCTTATGTTCGATCAAATTCTAAGTAAGACAGGTAGAAATGTACTGTATTTGCAGATGATTCTACAGTGATTTTATCCCCAGCCTCTAGTACGCAGGGGACTCCGTTGAACACGTCAATCGTGCCGTCCGGTGAAATTGGGTAATCCTTCAGCAGGTACGTCTGCGTGGCGCCCTCGTATTGGGACACGGTGACTTCCGTGGCGCTGGCGTTCGCATTGGTTACTCGCAGGGAGCGAGCCACAGAAGTATTGGC